AGTGCCGTAAGTGCTGCAAATCAAACAGCTTCTTATGATGCTAACACAAAGGTTGTTTTTGGTACTGAACAATGGGATTCAAATAGTGCTTTTGCTGATTCAAGATTTACAGTTCCTTCTGGAAGTGCAGGTAAATATTTATTTTTAACTGGTGTCCGTTTTAATGCAGTTGCATCAAATAAAGATATACAATTAGTTTTTAGAAAAAATGGAACACAATTAGATTATGGTATGTCAAAAATTAAAAGTTATGTATCAAGTGGTACAGCCACACAAAGCATGATTGCACATATTACATTAGATTTATCAGCTTCAGATTATGTTGAAGTTTATGTATATACAAGTGATGGTAGTGGAAATGTATTACCAAGTGGTTATGCTTTTTTTTCAGGACATAAAATAATAGGAGCATAACATGGCAACAACAAAATTAAATTTAGCAGGAGGAGTTACAGGTACTTTAGGATCAAGTCATTATTCTGATAATGGTAAAATTGGTCAAGTTCTTCAAACTGCTAAAACTGATACTACTTCAACAACTTCATCAAGTTTTGTAGATATAACTGGTATGTCAGTAGCTATAACTCCATCAGCAACTAGCTCTAAAATTTTAGTTGAAGTGCAAACTTGGATATGTGGTGGCTCATCTGCTAACCAACCTATTAATTTACTTAGAGATAGTACAGTTATAGGTGTTGCTGACACATCAGCAGATTATACAATGCCTTTTAGACAAGCAAGTGATGGTCAAAATCAATATCGTATGTTTAATTTAACTACAACATTTCTTGACTCACCCTCAACTACGAGTGCGACAACATATAAACTCCAATGGAAAACAAACTCTGGAACATTATATCTTAATAGGTCTGTTGATGAAGGCGGTCTTGGTTCTGGTGTTAATGCTTGTTCAACAATTACAGTTTCGGAGGTACTAGCATGACCGATATAATTAAATCCATACAAGCAATCAAATCAGATGCACAAGTTACAGTAGATAATAATGATATAAATAAAATTACTTGGCATGATGGAAATCCAACTAACATAACTAACAAACAAATAACTGATAAAATTACTGAATTAAATGCTGATTACGATAGCAAAGAATATCAAAGAAAAAGAAAAGAAGAATATCCTCCAATGGAAGATTATTTAGATGGTATTGTTAAAGATGACCAAGCACAAATAGATAAATACATAGCTGATTGTAAAGCAGTTAAGGAGAAATATCCTAAATGATTAATCCTTGTGGTTGTAATGGAAGTTGTATTTGTGGAAAATGAAAATAGAATTATCGATAACGAATATTTTAATATTCTGTGGAATTGTTGCAGCTATTAGTGGAAATGTTTTTATTGTAGGAAAACTATTTGCTGACTTTGAATTATTAAAAACAAACATAGAGGATGTTCAAGCTAATCAAAATGTGCTTGAATTAAAGAATGAGATTTTAGAAAACTCTTATAAGATTAAGTCTTTAAGATTAGAAATAGATGGCGACTATCAATGAGAATGCTTTTTTTTTTGCTAACTTTCATTATGATTGTGGCTGCTGTACAAAGTTCAAGAGCCGATGATAACAATGCCACGAATACAAGCGGTAGTAATACCATTATTGATGGAAATTATGAAACCACAAATAATAATACTTACCAGTCTGGCAGTTCCAATGATACAACTAGCACAACTACTAATAATACTACCAACACTACAAGTAATAAGTCTAATATACCACCTCCTAGTGCCAACGCACCATCGTATAGTTCTATGTCGCAAGATGTTTGTAGTATGGGTATTAGTGGTTCTGTTTCTACTTCCTTTGTTGGGGTTAGTGGCGGCAAACATGTAGTCGATGAAAATTGTGAACGAATAAAATTAGCGAAAGTCACTAAAGATTTTGGAATGTCTGTCGCAGCTGTGTCAATACTGTGCCAGGATGAACGAGTATTTAGAGCAATGATGATTTCTAATACTCCTTGCCCAGCTCCAGGGGGATTGCTTGGCGATGCAGCTATTAAGTTTTGGAAAACATATCCAAAACTAAGACCAGATTATGAAACATATATTAAAGATGAGGAATATATGGCATCTATTAGGATTGAAAAAATGTGCGAAGATTGCAACGATCCTTTTGAGCCTATTACTATCCACGACAGGGATTAGTGAAACTGTAAACACAGGAAATATATTAACTAACTCTACGTTTGGTACTGGACAAACATATTCTACTGATGGATGGACAGTATCAGATCACACACATGGACATAATGGTACTGGATCTTTTGCAACAGTAGGTGGTGGTAATAATCCTGGTGGATCAGTAGCAGCAGAAGAAGATACAGTTATAAGCCAAACTGTTTCCCTGGCTGATGATACTGATATGCTCACAGAAGAAATACAAAGTGGGTGGTCGTCAACTCTATCTGCTGATCTTTGGTTTTGGAATCAATACGATAATACAGTAATTTTAAAACAAACGATTACTGGCTCTGATGGATCAACAACAGTACAACAAAGAATAATTGAAGATACTGGCTGCGGATCTACTAACTGCGGTCAATTTACGAATTATACTGATACATATATTCAAGGTGTAAACACACAAACTGATTTTGATATTGGGGTTAGTGTTTCAAATACCAATAGCAGATCAGGTCATTGGGGAGCAGATATTGATGATATAGAATTATCAGTTTCTTATACTCAATTCAATCCTATTACCGATGAAATCCAGGATGATTTAGATACCATTGATGATATTGATTTTGATTATGAAGAAATAGATTTTACTATACCAGAAGATATATGGACAGAAGATTGGACAGACTTTGACGTTGTATTCATAGAGGAAGAATTTTTTGAAGAAGAATTTGAAACAATATTCCTAGAGGAGTTTGAGGACTTTGAGGAATTTGAAGAAGCTGCATTTGAAGAATTAGAAGTACCAGAAGAATTTGAAAGTTTCTTTTCGGAAGAATTTACCGATGAAGAAATGGAAATATTAGAGGAAGAATTTGCTGATGAGTTTGAAGAGTTTGCTGATGAGGTTATGGAGGAGGCTATCGATGAAGAGCCAACCGAAATTGCCACAAAAGAAGAAGAAGAAATTATTGAAGAAGAAACCAATGAAGAGAAAGAAGTTGCAGCTGCCGAAGAGGAAACTGCCGAAGAAGAAAAAATAACCGAGGATAAAAATGCTGATATTACAGAAGAAGAAACCAAAACCGAGAAAGCCGAAAGGGTACTAGAAGAAGATAAAGAAATTGATGTAGCTAAAACAGAAGATAAAAAAATTAAAATTGATGTTGTTGAAAATGTCTTTGTTGAAGTTAAAGAAATTTCTTTGTTTGATGATGGAAATAAATTAGCTGCTTACGACAACACAGATTTTTATCAGCCAGAAACTATTTATAGTGATGTTGATAATGCTTTGTTTATCCAGGCTGATTTATCAATTTATAATAAAGGTATTTATCTAAACATAGGATTAGATAACTATATTTCTACTGATCCAGTTGGACAGCATGAACAAAAAATATACGATTTAAAAGTACAAAAATTATCTGTGATGATTGAATTACAAAAATTAAAGGATTTATTATGATACAAAAACTAACTAATTATGCATCTATTATAGGTGTTATTGGTGCTATTGGTGGTGGCTTTTATGCCTGGGGTGAGTTTAATACAAGACTTGATGCCATAGAGAATAAAGAATTTGTTGTTAATGAAACAGTTGATCTAGCTCCAATGAATCAAAAGATTTCTGATTTAGAAGTAGAAATCTTAGATCGTATGTCCGCCCTGGAAGATGAGTGGATGGCTAGAGATAATGATAGTATGGATGATATTCTAAATGATATTGCTGGACTTAAATCTGATATGGAAGATCTATTTGATAAAGCAGCAGCTGCGGACAACCAGCTGCAATTAAATATTGTTCAGTTATCAGATAAAACTTTTAAAGAATTTGGTAAAGTTAGAGATCTTATAAATGAATTATCTAAAAAGATTGCTATTGCTGAAAAGCAAAGTGAATTAAATAAAATATTGATTGATGAAATCAAAGCGGAGGCAAGTAATCCGCTAGGTGGATAATGTTCAATATTTTTGCAACGATTTGTTTTTTAAGTTTAACAAATCTACCAACTGTTTGTTTATCAAATGCTTACATTGCTTTTGATTTTGAAACAAAAGAGGATTGTTTATTAAAAAGAAACATTTTGGTTAAAGAAATAGATGAAGATTTAAAATTAAGAAATGTATCTATGTTCTTGTATTGCCAACCTAAAATAACCTGGGAGCAAACTAATGTCTAATTGGGAAAAAGATATTGCTGAGTTGCGTACCGATATGAAATATATGTTGAAAAGCCAGGAGTTGATGCAGCAAGAAATAAAAAATTTACAGAAGTTTTCTGCAATGGGTGCGGGAGGTTTAAAAGCCTTAGTAATAATTGGAATTATATTAGGTGTTATTGCTAAGTGGATGGGATTTTTTGATTAGTTTTGTCTTATGCTAAAATAGCCAAAGGAGTGCAATCGGAGTTTATTGCATCGGCTTGGTTATCAAAAAAAGATTATACAATTTATTGGAAAACACAGGATAATGATCCAATAGATATAGTCGCAGTACATAGAGTGACAGGAAAAGTTTTAAAGATAGATGTTAAAACAGCATCATATCGCAAGACCTGGAAACCAGGCACAATGATTAACAGGAAAGAAAGTAAGTACCAAAAACAATTAGGAGTGAAAATATTATATGTCTTTAAAGATGGAAGCTGCAAGTTTAAGTGAAGTAAAAGAAAGAATACGATCCCATGAGGGTTTTGAATTAGAGCCTTATGTAGATACATTAGGATTTCTAACCGGTGGAGTAGGTCATAAGATCTTACCATCCGAAGAAGTGCCTAAGACAGAAGAGGGCTGGTTAAAACTATATGACCAGGATTTTGAAAAAGCAGTAGCAGCTGCGGATGAAATTACTCCAGATGATATTCATCCAACAGCTTTTGGTATTATTGTTGAAATGATTTTTCAGTTGGGAAAACAAGGCTGTATGAATTTTAAAAAAATGCATAAAGCCCTGGCTGAGAAAAATCACATCGAGGCAAGTGTGCAAATGCTCGACTCGAAGTGGAGAAAACAAACAAAAGCGAGATGTGAAAATCTCGCAGAATTAATGAGGAGTATATGAATTACATCTTAGATAAATGGAATTACTTTTGGGGAGGTCTTACTAAAAGAGGTAAGATACTTTTCATAGCTGTTGTAGTAATACTAGCAGTTATTGCCTGGGGGCAATTTTAATGGTTTGGCAATTACTCGCAAAGCCGCTACTTGGAGTGGCGGCTGATGGCGTAAAGGCTTTCGCAGCAAACAAAGCTGCTAAGAATGAATTGAAACTAACTGAAATAAAAGCATCTAAAAAACGTATGGAAGATGTTGCTGCTGGTAAAATAGCCTGGGAGCAATCAGCTGTTGATCAAATGCAAAACAGCTGGAAAGACGAATTTTGGACTCTTATTTTTGGGGCAA